GCAAAAGCGATGGCGATGCACGTCAATGAAGGCGGAACTCCTTATGATAACAAAGGCGCAGGCATTTTGTCATTATGCGAGGAGATCGCAGATTTAAACAAGTTCGTAAGACATGTTAGATCAAATAAATTGGTAAATGAGAATAATACCCAAATTGTAGAAACAGTACGTAATCATATGGTTAAGCTGAAAGAAACAATTAATAGTCTCACAACACTTAGAGGTTATAACAGCTTCCAATCACAAGATGTGAATGAGGAAGATAATAGTGTTGACATTTCAGAAAAATTCCTATATAATACTATTACAACTGAAGATTTGGAAAAAGCAATGACTCGAGTAAATAGAATTGTAGGCGAAGCAGCATTTAAAGATAGCATGGAGAAGGAAACTATTTCAGCAGTTTATGGATTAATTAAAGACAAGCATGATTTTGGAATCTCGTTTGACGCAAATGATCCAGAACATCCTGATCACCAGAATCCAAATAAATTTGGTGGACAATATGGTAATTCAGCAAAGCTGGCCTCCATGCTAACTTTTTTAGGCTCTAATGCTAAAAGTGACGAAGCAGCAAATCACTTACTACGTTTAAGTGATCTGGTTCCAGAAATGACACCAAAGACACAGAATTTGGTTGCGCAAATGACTGGTTATCTCGACAAGACAGCTAACAAAGAAGATGCACAACCAACAGAAAGCATTTCACTTGATGAAGGTGTTATGCTTACACTACGTAAAATGGTTGGATAATTATTTTACAAAAAGTACTTGACAGTAAGTACTATAAAAGTTATACTGTATAGGCAATTAAAGGCAAAGCGGTAAGAATATCGCAAAAAAACAAAGTGGAACATGTTGTTCCGCTACTATTATAGGCTAATAAAGGAAACAAATACTATGGCTACACTAGCAGAAATCCGTGCGAAGTTGCTCGCATCAGACAACACAGGCAACAATAAAAAATCTACAGGTGGCGACAATGCTATCTTTGCACACTGGAACATTCCAGAAAATACAAGTGCAACACTACGATTCCTCCCAGACGCAGACGATACAAATACATTCTTTTGGAAAGAACGCCAAATGATTCGTATGGAATTCTCTGGAATTAAGGGTGGAGATGAAAACAAACCAGTAACAGTACAAGTACCATGTGTTGAAATGTGGGAAGGACAAAGTTGTCCAGTACATGCAGAAATTCGTCCATGGTTTAAAGATCCATCAATGGAAGATATGGCTCGCAAGTATTGGAAAAAACGTTCATACATTTTCCAAGGTTTTGTACCACAAAGCGAAATGCAAGAAGACTCAGTACCTGAGAATCCTATTCGACGTTTTGTAATCTCACCTCAAATTTATAAAATTATTAGTTCAGCACTAATGGATCCAGAATTCCAAGAACTGCCGACTGATTATGAACTTGGTACTGACTTTAAAGTTACTAAAGGTAAAAAAGGCCAGTATGCAGATTATGGTACATCAAACTGGGCACGTCGTGAGCGTGGACTAGATCAAGCAGAACGCGATGCGATTGAAAAGTATGGGCTTTATAACCTAAACGACTTCCTTCCTAAGAAGCCTGATGCAGATGCACTAAACGCTATCTTTGAAATGTTTGAAGCAAGCGTAGACGGTCAATTGTATGATCCAGAACGCTTTGCACAGTATTATCGTCCATATGGCGTAGATGCACCCGCAAGCGGATCTCGCCCAGCAGCACCTGCACCTACAGCAGCTCCTGCACCTGCACCTACAGCGGCTCCTGCACCAGCGGCAGCTCCTGCACCAGCGGCAGCTCCTGCACCAGCGGCAGCTCCTGCACCGGTAGCTGAAACGGTGGCGGCAGCACCTGCAGCAAGTGCTGGAGAAACACCTCCAAGTGCCCAAGACATTCTTGCAATGATTCGAAACCGCAAGGAAGACTAAATTCCACACATTATGGAGGCGGCAACGAGTCGCCTCCGATATTAATTTAAGGAGATACACATGGCACGACCATTTGATGTAAGTAAATTCCGCAAAAGTATTACCAAAGCGGTGCCCGGACTCAGTGTTGGGTTTAATGATCCAGATACATGGATTTCAACAGGTAATTATACACTAAACAAACTAATTAGTGGAGACTTTAATAAAGGTATTCCGCTAGGAAAAGTATCAGTACTAGCTGGTGAATCAGGAGCAGGTAAGTCTTATATTGCTTCTGGTAACATTGTTAAACAAGCACAGTTGCAAGGAATTTTTGTTGTTCTTATTGATACAGAAAACGCACTTGATGAAAGTTGGTTGCATGCACTAGATGTTGATACTACTCCTGAAAAGTTACTAAAACTTAATTTGGCAATGATTGATGATGTTGCCAAAGTTATTAGTGATTTTATGACGGACTACAAAAAAGAGTTTTCAGACAAGGAAAAGGACGAGCGTCCTAAAGTATTGTTTGTAGTTGACTCATTGGGTATGATGCTCACACCAACAGATGTTAAACAGTTTGAAGCTGGTGATATGAAGGGCGATTTAGGTCGTAAACCTAAAGCACTAACATCACTTGTTCGCAATACTGTTAATATGTTTGGTGAATATAATGTAGGCCTTATGGCAACTAACCACACTTATG